CCGCTCTTGGAGTACACCCGGCCCTCCAGGGGGGCGCACAGCTTGCAGGTGGTCCCGTGGCGGCTGATTTTGTACAGATCCTGCTCCGGGTCCCGGGTCAGGACGGACAGCACCTCCGCCTGCCGGGAGGTGGTCCGCAGCACCATGCTGCCGTAAGTATGCAGGCTCCAGCGCCTCCCCGCCCGGTCGATAAACGCGGTGACGCCATCCCGGCGCAGGGCCTCCACAAAGCCGGGGACCGCCCGGAACAGCCCCTGGCCTTTGGCCTGGGCCAGGGCCGTCTGGGACAGCCCGGCCGGCCGGAACCTATCGTTCTCCCGCCGGCCCAGCAAGGCACGCTCCAGGGTGGCGTACACGGTCAGATCGCCCTCCACGACCTCCCCCATCAGGTTCATCACCAGCCGGTTGACAATGTCCGTCTGCTCGCCGGTGAGAACACAGGCGTTCAGATAGCCCCGCCGGTGTTTTTCGGCCGTCTCCGGAAATTCCAAAGTTTTACGCGCCTCCGGGTGGTGAACGTAGAACTGCCGCTCGACCATCTGGGGGACGTATTTCCAGCAGTCGTTTTCCAGCTTGCGCAGAATGGCCTGGACACGCTCCAGGGCGGCTTCCGCGTGGTAGTCGGTCAGGCCCCGGCTCCTGAGCCGGCCGATTTCGTTCACAATGTCCGTTTCGGCCTGGAGGAACAGGCCGGTCAGGAGCTTCAGCAGGTCCCGGTTCATGGGTCAAGCCCCAGCCCCGCCAGCGGGTCCCGCAGGGCGGTCACGTCCTGATAGGTCCTGCCCTTGTTGGCCGCGATTTCCTCGTCGGAGATGGAGTCGAACAGCCCCGTTTCTTTTGCCAGCTTTTTCAGCTCCATCTGGGCGGCGCCGGCGGTGAGCAGGCCGGACTGGAAGGCCGAAATGACAGTCTCGGTTTTGGCCTTTGCGATGTTCGCCAGCTCGTCCGCCTTAGGCGTCCACAGAGGCGGGAACGTGATCTCCAGCCCCTCCGGCAGCTCCCCCCAGGCCGACAGGGCCAGCACCGGCAGGAGCTGTTCCAAAATGGGCCGCAGGCGGTTTTCCCGCAGGGTGTCGATGTAGTCCAGGTAGTTCTGCATATCGCTCTCCCCGGTGGCGTTCATACCGGCGGGGGCGCGTCCAAATAACTTGGTCATGGGGATGCGGCTGGCCCCGGACAGATCCAGGCACATGGCCTCGTAGACCTCCTCCAGACCGGTGAACGTATACTGGTTGTTCTTCACCTGGTCGCCCTTGTTCACCAGCTGCATCCCGAAGTTGGATTTCAGCACACTCTGGGCCTGCATCATCTCCCAGAACCGCCGCTGGGTCTCCCTGGAGGAGAGGGAGAAGAGCTGGTCCAGATTCTGGACCTCCATGGTGTCGGTATTGGCCCGGAAGGTCAGCGCCGCCATGTTGGCCGCCACGTTGTCGTGCTTGACCACGTCCTGGTAGAGGGCCTCCACCTCGGATTCGCCCCAATACAGCTCCGCCATGCGTTCCAGGCAGGGCAGCTCCCGGCCAATGAAGCGGATGAGCCGGGAGTGGTGGACCCGCGCTGCGGCGGCCCCGCCCTCCCCGCAGATGGTGTAAAACTCCGGGACCATACGCCCCCGGCCGTCGCAGACCAGCCCCAGCTCCGGGGTGATGCCGCACCAGCGGTCCAGGATGTAAAGCCCCTGAAAACTCCCCGGCAGGATCAAATCCAGGTCCAGGGGGCGGTCCAGCATGGATTCCTGGCCCCGGAGCAGGATAAGCCCCGCCGCGCCGCCGTACAGACGCCCCCAGCGCAGCCCCTCGTTCAGGCTCTCCCGCAGGGCTGTCGTCCGCTGCACCTGCTCCAATGCCAGCAGGCGGTCGGGGTCCAGAGGGCCGGAAAGCGTGAACCACTTGCGCAGCATATCGTCCGGAATGATGCCGATGACGTTCTGGACCACCCAGTTGTCCCGGTACAGGGAGTTGAGCAGGGCATAGCTGCCGGTCAGCCGGGTCAGGGGGTATTCCGTCGCCTCCAGGGGCGACTGGGACCCGAAGCCCAGGCGAAACAGTGGATTGGAATACAAGCTAACCCTCCTCCCCGTACCGCCATCCCGGCAGGCAGGTGTTCACATAATACCGCAGCGCGTCCGGGCCGTGGTCCAGGTTTTTTACCGGCCTCTCCACGCCCATCGCCGCCGCCTTGCTGTCCCACACATAGCTCTGAAGCTCCCCGATCAGCCCTGGGCAGCGTTCCGCGTGGATGCGTAATACCCGGCGGGCAAGCAGGGCGCTGACGCGCCGGATGCCGTCCAGCACGACGTTCTCGCCGGGTATCACATACACGCCCCTGCGCCGCAGGGCCTCAATGAAGCTGGCCGCCGACGGGTCCACCACGGCGGGGCAGAAAAACTGGGGGTCCTCCCCGCGGAATTCCAGGAACGCGTCCGCGTACTCCTGGTCGGTTTTCTGCGAAAACTGCGCCCGGCTGTCCCAGCGGTACTCGTTGTCCGCCCAGACCGTCTCCCCGTCGTCGTAGAGGTCCAGCAGGACAAACGGATTGGCCGTGCCGTAGTCGCAGGCGATATGCCGGGCGGCCAGGTAGGGCAGGCCCTGGGGGCGGGTCTGGTCCGTGTAGGTGTGGACCTCCGGGTCGAACATATCGTAAATCAGACCGTCTCCGGCGGTCCACTCCCCGTCGATATAGCGTTTTTTGAATACCCCCGTGTAGAGGCTCCGGTACATCTCCAGGGTCTCCGGGGACAGGCTGGGGTTGTCCTCCATGCGGAAATGCAGATGGGTGGCGTTTTTCTCCGCAAGCTTTAACAGCCACTCCTTGCGGAACCAGTGTTCCGGCACGTCCGGGTTGCAGTTGAACCACAGCTTCGCCCCCGCCACGGAGCACCGGGCCAAGGCCTGCTCCACAAAGGACCGGGGCATCAGGGCCGCCTCATCCAGCAGCACCCCCGCCAGCGTGACGCCCTGGATCAGCATGTAGCTGGACTCGTCCCGTCCGCCAAAGACGTAGAACCGGTTGGATTTACACCCCCGCGTAACGGTAAGCACGTGGTTGGACCGGCAGTAATCCAGCCCGAAATTTTTCTGAAGATAGCCCACCCCCAGCAGGGGCTGAATGATATTCCGCTCCGCGCTGCCCACGGTCTTGCCGCACAGCCCAAAGCTGCGCCCGTCGAAGGCCCCCATGGCCCACAGCAGGAAGGACAGCGACATGATGGAGGTCTTGCCGGACCGGACCGCGCCGTCACAGATCAGGGCCCGTTTCCCCGTGTACGGCCACCGCAGGATTTCCAGCTGTTTCGGCGAAAGCATCCCAGCCCACCTCCTTCAGGCTCCTGGTGATGGGGTCGTCCTCCTGGGGACCGGCCGCCGTATTCTCCGTTTTCGTACTGTACCCGTGCCGGCTCATCCAGAGGGCGGCCAGCTTTGGGTCGAGGACGCCCAGCTCGAATTTCATCCGGGCGTCCACCTCGCACTCCTCCTTCATGCGCGTAACGGTGTCCGGATACTGCTTTCCGTAAGTCTCGTAGAACGCCGACCGGGCCAGCCCCGCCCACATGCAGAAGCCCTCAATGGTGCAGGTCACGCTGCGCCTGAGCTCCGCGGAGACGAACTCGGAATTTTTCGCGCTGAAATCGTGGGTCAGCACCTTTTGGTCGCCGCACCAGGCTTTGTACTCATCCCACGCCGCGCGCAGGGCCTTTGCGCTTTTGAACCTGCGGGGTCTGCCCGCTGCACCCATAATTTCACCATCCTTCCCGAAAATCAGAAATGCGCCCCGGCTGTCCGGCGGCGCATTTCGTATGGTAGCATTATAGCACTGCGTTCCGGAAAAATCGCCCGGTTTTTTTCCGGACTTTTTTACTCTGTCTCAGTGACCCCATAGAGGGCCAGGGTGAAATGCCGCAAAGCCTTGTCCCGCCTATCATAGACGGCGCTTTTCTCCAGGCTCAGGCTCTCGCACAGAGCCTCGACAGCCCCCTTTGCCCGATGGATGTAAAATCGGTCCAAAACAAGTTTTTCCTCCTCGCCCAGGACCGCCAGCGCCTTGTCCACCTGGGCCGTCCACAGACGGGCCTCCTTCAGCCGCCGCTTCAGCTCGTCCCGCAGGACGATGTTGGACAACACGCAGTCCTCCCGCGTGCCGCCGCCTCCGGACACGGGGGCGTTTTCTGTGCTGGCGCTGCGCAGGCCCGTATACGCCGACTCCAGGCGCTTGATCTCCCGGGGTATGTTCTCCAGGGCCTGCCTGTGGGCCTCGTAGTTTTTCAGCTTGTCGATTGCCTCTCGTTTCCAATTCATTTCAAAACCTCCAAAATCCCAAACGTCTGGGGATTTGCCTATCGTTGGATCTCCTCCGCGCAGACGTAGATCCCCGGCGTCTCGGCCCAGAACTTTTCGCAGATCTCCGAAGCCACCTGCGCGTCGTCCTTCCAGAACCCCGCGGCGGTCATGCAGTCCTTGAGCAGCTTGTTCAGGTTATCCGTGTCCGGCCTGGTGACCCGGTACTCGCCGTCCCCGTGCCGCCCCCTGGGGAAGCACCACTTCACCAGCAGGCGCACAGCCCCCTCCAAGGGCCGCTCCGGCCTGTGCCCGGCCAGATGGGCCGTCAGCTTGGACCGGGCCGCCGCTACCTCCGGGGGGTCGTAGCTCACCGGCTTGCCCTTCACGACCCGCCATTTCTTTTCCTGGTGCGTGGCGGTGGGCGGGCGCATCGGCATAAAAAACTCAAGTCTCATGCTCTTTACCTCGTTAAAGTTCCGTTTATTTTTTCTCGCGGATGTACTGGGCGGGCATCCCCTCCCGTGTGTGGGGGGCGCTTCATAGCCCCCCACACGTTAAGGGTGGGTGCCCGTACAGAGGGCTTGCCCGGCGTAGTATCTATATACGTAGTATATAGGGGTGCGGGGCAGGTGCCTGCCCGACGTAATTTTTAAGGTGACGGGCAAATGCCCGCCCATGCCCATAACCAAGATACCGGGCACTTGCCCGAATTGCCCACCATCAAGGTGCCGGGCAAATCCTGCCTGTATTTTTATCGATCACATACCCGATATTTTTCAAAGAATTTCGCACTGTTTTTTCGGCGGGATACTCCTCACCGATGGCCTCCGCGCTCTGCTTGATCTCCTCGTACAGCTCCCGCACAGTGGGGTATATGTCATCGTGAGAGAACCGAAAACTTTCGATGGCGATGTTGTATTTGTTTTGCCTGGTTTCTCGTTTTTTCTCTGCCTGTTTCTTCCGAATCTCCCTACCCTTTTGCCAGATAGGCGCCTCCCCCTCCGGGTCAATGTCGGCCAAAACCCCGCTCTCGTCGTTGAGGTGAACCGGAAAGTCAAACCACAGGTTGACCGGGGGGAATTTGGGAAACTCTCTGAGCGTCCCGTCAATGCGCCACCCTGTACGGGCCTCTGCGGCCCTTTTGGCGGCCTCTGCCGCGGCCAGCGCGTCTCTGTACCCCTGCGGGCCTAAAACGGCCTCTGCGGCGGCCAGGGCGGCCTTCTCGCTGCACAAATCATCCTGGCTGACTTCATCCAATTTCCCTGCCGCCTGGAGGGCCAACCTACAGGCCCGGCCCACGGCGTTGTTGATCTCCTGCTTGCGAAGATTTTCACCTATCGGCAGTTCAATGAGATCCAAGAGGGCATCAGGGTCACGGGCGAACACCCCCGAGCCGCTGGCCCGGTCCATGCTCCGCTTGCTCCCCTGGCTGCCCTTGCTGTGATGGTGGCAGTAAATGACCGCACAGCCCAGCTCGGTACATACCTTGTCAAACTGATTGCAGAATTTCGCCATCTGGTCGGCGCTGTTCTCGTCGCCAGTGATGACCTTGTAAATGGGGTCAATAACGATTGCGATATAGTTCTTTTTCAGGCAGCGGCGTATCAGCTTGGGTGCCAGCTTATCCATGGGAATGGAGCGGCCACGAAGGTTCCAGACATCAATACTCCCCAGGTGTTCCGGGGGGTATCCCAGGGCCTCATACACGTCCCGGAACCGGTGCAGGCAGGAGGCCCTATCCAGCTCCAGGTTGACGTACAGCACACGCCCCTGGGCGCAGGAGAAGCCCAGCCACGGGCGTCCCTCGGCGATGGAGCAGCACAGTTCAATCAGGGCATAGGACTTACCGGCCTTGCTCGGCCCGGCCAAGAGCAGCTTGTGGCCCTGACGCAGAACGCCCTCAATCAGAGGCGGGGCCAGCTGGGGCAGGTTGTCCCAGGCAGAGGCCATATTCTCCGGGTCTGGCATGTCATCGCTGACGCTCTCGATCCACTCCCGCCATTCGCTCCAAGAGGCCTTGCCGATATTTGTATCCACTAAAAATTGCTTGTGCCCGTTCCGCACCGCCCCCGGCAGGCGGGACAGCCGGGAGGGGTTCCGGTTCTGCTTGTCCACCTTCATTCCGTTCTTTTCGCACACGGAATACAGGTAGTCCACACGGGTGCGGTACTCCTCATAGGAGGCGGCGTCAATGCGGACAATGGCGTGGAGGCTCTTGCCGCCGGAGTACACCAGGCAGGCCACGGGCAGCTCCAGTTCCCGGATGAGCGCGTTCTGCTCCCCCAGCTCCATGCTGTCCGATTCAATCAGGGCAAACCGAAAGGCGGTCACGTTGTCATTCTTCACGCCCTTGCCATCCAGGGGGTTGAACCGTATCCAGGCCCCCGTGCCGGGGTCGTAGTCCCCCAAAACGGCCCCCAGGTCATCCCCGCACTTCTTCAGCGCCTCGATCAGCTGGCCCGCCGTGCGGTCGTAGTTCCCCCGGGTGGGCTTGCGCTCCCCGTCCTCCGCCTCGAAAGTCTCCGTGACGTAGCCAACATAATCATCCGGGGAAAAGAGTGTGCCGAGGTATTCAATCAGGTCATGGGCCGGGCGCCATTTGCTGTCGGGGGGCTCCTGTATCTCCTTGGACTCCAGCCAGGCCGGATTGACGATCACCTGCTCGTCCTTTGCGTTGATTTCATCGTCCCAGCTCAATTCATGGCCGGGCTGAGAGGACGCGGGCCGCCAGCCCGCGTCCATGGCCATCTTGACGACCGTGCCGCCGGTGACCGGCTCGGCAGTTGAACCGTTGAAGCTGTTCCATTTTCGTTGGCATTCTCCGCTGTGAAACCGCCTGCCATCCCGGCGGGACCAGTCCTCCCAAACAGAGGCGGAGTACCCCGCCTCCTTTAAGCCCATTCCTACAGCCAGCCATTGGTCGTAGTCCAGCACCACCGGGTCTATGTACTCCAAGGCTTCCAGTAAATCCAGCCCTTTTTCGTGTGTGTTCATGTATCAATCTTCCTCTTGCGTGGCCGTCGGTTGTTCGCCTGCTCCTTTGCTGTGGCCCAGCGGCAATTATTAGGCTCATAATTGCCATCGACATCAATTCGGTCTATTGATAATTCATCTGTATAGCCGCTAGACAAAGCCCAATCTCGGAAAACGGCGAAATCTTCCCATTCAGGACATACCTTGATTCCACGGCCACCATAGTCTTTATAATCCTCATTACGAGGGTTCTGGCATCGCTGACGCATTCCGCGCCATATGCTATTAAGGCGTGTTCTGCTCCCGCCATGTGTCGTATGCAATCCTGTTTTATTTACAGCAGTGTGTAGGCATCCGCAACTGCGAGTCCGCCCTCCACGAAGATGACAACTTCGCACATTCGTAAAGCGTCCGCAATCGCATTTGCAATTCCAGATAGCGGGTTTGTTCTTCCCTCCTGTGGACGAAAGGCCTATAACTACCAGCTTCCCGAACCTCTGCCCGGTCAAATCAATCAGTTTACCCATGTTTCTTTTCCTCCGAATACTTTTCGTACAGCTGATTTGCCGCTGCCTTCAAGTTCTCTTCCCTGTCATACAGCAGCGTCAAAACCGCATAGAGCAGATCAGAGATGTGGTCTGCATGGAAGGGCAGATACTTTTGCTCGTCTTTGCTGTCAAAATAGTGTGCCGCTTCGTTGAGCACCGCCACGGCAAACCCCATATGAGCGATTTCATCCTCAATGCCAGTTGCAATGTTCCACAAATCCATGTTTTTGTCCATGATTGCTCCTCCTTGATTACGTGCTATCTGCACGTTGTCCTGCTCCGCATTATAGCGTACACTTTGCACGTAGTCAAGAATTTTTTTAGGAGGCTCATATGTTTGGAAAAAAATTACGTGAAGCACGAATGGCTAGGGGGCTGACTCAACAAAAAATTTCAGACGCCGTTGGGCTTGCACTTAGGAGCTACCAATGCTATGAACAAGGAACACGGGAACCGCCTTTAGATATGCTAATAAAACTTGCTGATGTACTGGAAGTTCCTACTGATTTTTTGCTTTGTCGGGATTTATCGCTCTTAAAATCCTTTGATGGGTTCCAGTGATGTCCTCCAGGTTGTCCCAGATTTCAAAATCTCCAGTCCTATCCCCAGCTTCAATTTGCTGATAATAGCGGAGGCTAATCCCCAACTTGTCCGCCATAGCCTGCTGGGTTAGCCCGGCTGCTTTTCGTGCATTCTGCAAATTTGCTCTCATGCGTTTTCACCCACCTTGTACTCAGATGGAACAATTCCTCTCGGCACTTGCCACTTGTTGGCGGCAATCCGGTCAATCAGGTGCTTTGCCGTATCAAATTGCCACTGGCCTACATGCTGGAACCCCTTGCCCTCCAGGAACCGGATTTGTTTCGGGGTCGTCAGCCCCTCCGTCCGGCGCTTTGCCAGCCGGTCTAACAACAGAGAGGCTTTACCCGCATTTTCGATTTCATCAGGGAATATACCCAACTTTTCCAGTGCGGTTCTCTGCTTATCAGACGGAGGGCCAAGGTCAAGGCCAAACACAGGTTTGTAATTGATAAGGTCCTCTGCCGCTATACTGAGCTCAAATTGCAGAGGATCCACCAGCTTGCGCTTGCGGGAACGCATTTCGGCCAGCTGCTTTGCCAGGGACTCCTCCCGCTGGGCCACAACGTCCTCACTGGCCTTTTTCTCGGCCTCCTCAATGTCAACCGGGCATCCGGCCGCCTCGATGTTCTCGGTCATCTTCCGGGCAACCGCCTCGTCCTCGCAGATGAGGCAGGCCGGGCGGCAGAGCTCGTGGCGCTCCGTGTGCCACAGGAAGTCCAGGAGCAGCAGGTCCTCCTTGCCCGGGAAGAGCCTGGTGCCGCGCCCCACCATCTGGCTGTAGAGGCTGCGCACCTTCGTCGGCCGGAGGACCACGATGCAGTCCACCCCGGGACAGTCCCACCCCTCGGTCAGCAGCATGGAGTTGCACAGCACGTTGTACCGGCCCGAATCGAAGTCCCGGAGGACCTCCGCCCGGTCCTGGCTTGCGCCGTTGACCTCCGCCGCGCGGAAGCCCTGGGCCTCCAGGATGTCCCGGAACTTTTGGGAGGTACGCACCAGGGGCAGGAACACCACCGTTTTCCGTCCCCGGCAGTAATTCTGCATCTCCTGCGCGATCTGCTGGAGGTACGGGTCCAAAGCGGTGTCGATGTCGGCGGTCTTGAAGTCCCCGGCCTGGACGCCCACGCCGGTGAGGTCCAGCCGGAGCGGGATGGTGACCGCCCGGATGGGGCAGAGGAAGCCGTCCCGGATGGCCCGGGGGAGCGTATACTCATAGGCCAGGTGCTGGAAGTATTGGCCCAGGTTCCGCATATCCCCCCGATCCGGCGTGGCCGTCACGCCCAGCACTTTGGCGCGGGGGAAGTGGTCCAGCACCCGCTGGTAGCCATCGGAGAGGACGTGGTGTGCCTCGTCCACGACGATGACGCCGAAATAGTCCGGCGGGAA